CAATCCATCTAGTTTGTCAACTATAGACAAGTACAAGACTGACCAAACTGCACGTCAACAACTTGCACGTAATCTTTATCTACAAGCAGAATTGTTTCGTATGATAAACGGTAACGTTGACTTCTTTAAAGATGTAAGACTTATCGTAGTAGAAGGTGTCTATCGAGGTGGTCCAACTGAAACTGTTGCGGGCGAGAATGACCTTAAACAGAAAGGTCAGTTCGTCGTGTATCGTGTAGTAGATGAGAATGGTGATGTTGATTACGAACGTACATTCGATTTAGCAGAGTATTGGAAAGACTATGCAAACTATGACAAACTTATTCTAGAGTATGATAAGTGGAGCACAGATGGTGTATTGAATGCACAAGTCGCAATTCAAATGCCTGAAGTACCTGACACGTTTGATGTATCGTTTTCAAAAGAAGTTGAAACACGTTATAATGGTCAACTGTTTAGTAAGAATGAACTGGTAGAAGTTCTTGCGAATTAGTATAAATAGAATTAGTATATTTTTAGGAAGATAAAATGGCATCTCGTGTATTTTCTGTAGAAGATGGTAATCTATCTGGACAGACCACAGTAAAGACAACTCAGAATCGTGAGTATATCGACTTAGACCTTGCATTTACACCAAAGGGTTCGGGCGATATCTACAAGAAGACTAGTTCGGCATCTGTCAAACAAGCATTGAAACTATTGCTTATGACTAACCGCACAGAGAAACCTTTTGCTCCTTTCTTTGGTGCTAACTTGCAAGAGTTATTATTTGAACTGGCAGACAATCAAACTGCAACTGAAGTTCAATTCGCAATACGTGAAAACATTCGTGTATTCGAACCACGTATCGACCATACTAGTCTTGATATAAGAACAAGTATGTCACTCGATAATAACATGATGACTATAACAATTATTTTCACTATTGTCAACTCAAACGAGACAGTAGAGTTCACAACAAGACTGAATAGGTTACGATAATGGCAACTACTATTAATTCATCTTCATTAGATTTTGAAGCAATCAAGAATAATCTGAAGACTTACTTGGAACAACAAGTCGAGTTTAAAGATTATGACTTTGACGCGGCAGGTTTATCTAACCTATTAGATGTTCTTGCGTACAACACACATATGAACGCATTGACTGCAAACTTCGCATTAAACGAAAGTTTCTTGTCTACATCTCAACTACGTAGTTCGGTAGTATCACATGCAGAGACATTAGGTTATATTCCTGCATCTCGTACTGCCGCGCAAGCAAGTGTTAATTTATCATTCAATATTGGTATTGACCAAGATGATGTACCAGAAAAGTTACAGATTGCATCTGGTTATAAATTCACATCTTCGGTTGATGATGCGACATATACTTTCCAGACTCAGCAGTTAATCGAAGCAACTAACGACGGCAACAACTTCTTCCAGTTTCAGACATTAGAAGGCGACACAAACATTCCACTCAAAGAAGGTATTGCAAAAACTAAGACTTTCTTTGCTGGCGAAGATGGTGAGAATGCAATCTATATAATCCCTGATAAGAACTTGGATAGACAAACTGCTGTTATTAAAATCTTTGAGAGTGCAACTTCTACGGACTTCACTACGTATATCAATCTTGAGACTGCAACTAACATTACACCTACAACTCCTGCGTATATTCTAAAAGAAGCACCAAATGGTTACTTTGAATTAACGTTCGGTAATGGTTCTACTCTTGGTGCAGTACCACGTGCTGGTACTAAAATTACTGTAGAGTATCTATCTGTTGCTGGCGCACCTGCGAACGGTGCACGTATCTTCGAACCAGTTGATACAGTAGAAGTTACTGAACCTCCAAGTGGTATTGGTCTTGAACGTTTACCTGTTGTTTCTACAACAAGTCGTTCTGCTGGTGGTGCAGAGAAAGAAACACTCGACAGTGTTCGACGTAATGCACCATTCAGATATGCTACACAGAATCGTATGGTAACACACGTTGACTATGCAAACTTAGTTAAACGTGAGTACGGAACACTGATTGACGATATCATTGCATGGGGTGGAGAAGATAATGACGTACCTGTTTTCGGTACTGCTTTCTTATCTATCGAATTCAATGATGATGTTAGTGCAACTTTAAAGAAAACGACTAAAGATAATATTCGTGTACTTGTCGACCAACTATCAATTGCATCATTTGGTCTTGAGTTTACGGACCCAGTAGAAACATTTGTCGAAGTTAACTTGTTCTTCCAGTACAATCCAGATTATACTAACTTATCAATCAATGCGTTACAAGAACAAGTACGTACTGTAATGACTCAATACTTTAGCGATAACACAGGTAAGTTTGGTCAAGCATTCAGACGTTCACAACTTCTTGCATTGGTAGATGATACAAGTAATGCGATACTATCATCTCGTGCTGATATTAAGATGCAACAACGAGTAAGTGCAACTAACGTAGCAGGTGACTACACACTTACTTTCCCAGTTGGGATTGCATCGCCAGATGACGTAAATAGAATTATTGAAACAGAAACATTCGTGTTTAATGGAGTGACTTGTTCAATTAAGAATCAGTTGAAGACGGATCAATTATCAGGTAACAAGTTACAGATTATTGTAAACGAGACTGGTGCAGTTGCCGCAGGTGGCGATAATATTGGTTCATTCGATGCAGGTGCTGGCACAGTCTCATTTGTAGGTCTTAAATTAGATACAGCAAAAACAATTAAAGTATCTGCTGTTCCTGCGAATCAAAGTAATATCGTACCAGTTCGTGAATACATACTTAATATCGATAATACACGTTTGAACGCAAAAGGTCTATCTACTACAGCGAGTAACTAATGTCAATATTTGATAAAACATTAAAAGACACTAAGAGACGGGATATCAACCTGAATGAATATCAGGTTGCTTCTACGTTGCCGTCTTACATTCAGTCAGAGTTTCCTAAGTTTGTCTCGTTTTTAGAAGAATATTTTAAGTTCGAAGAACAGAACTCATCTACAACTCGTTTTCTACAAGACATGTTTGAAACACGTGATATCTCACAGACAGACATTGACTTACTTACATACTTTGAAGATGAGTTTCTATTAGGCGAGAACTACTTTCAAGGATTTGCTGATAAGAGAACTGCCGTAAAGTATTCAAGTTACTTGTATCGTTCAAAAGGTACGAAGTATAGTATACAACAGTTCTTCAAAACATTCTTTGATATAGAACCAGACATCGTTTACACAAAACAATATATCTTTACGCTTCAAGATTCAAGCGGTGATGGTTCTCAAGTAGGTGCAGAGAGTGCACGTTACTTGACAGATAACAAATTGTATCAGACGTATGCGATACAAGTACGTTCAGAACTATCAGTAGCACAGTGGCGTGATGCGTATAAACTTATTGCTCACCCTGCTGGTATGTATCTTGGTGGTCTAACACAGATTGTTGGTACAGCATCTATTGATGGTCTACAGTATGACCCAGGCGAAGCAATCAAACCACCAATTGTTGCAGAAGGTACTGCGTCTTTCAATGGACTTGGTTTCTCACAACATACCGCATTATTCTCAATCAATAACCCAACAGATCCAACAGGAGAAGTTGTGAAGTTTAGAACAAACATGGGTAGTGTACACGACTATCCTAATCCAGGCGGTAATGACATTAACGACGTTGCTGACTTAACTGTTGACCAATTAGATAGATTGTACTCAAGTACAGCAGAATATCTAACTCCTGATTCACCAACTCTTGATGATGATTCAGATGGTTCAACACAATACGCTGGTTTCGATATCTCAAGTACAGAGACAATCGACCAAGAAATATTTTCATGGAACCCTATGGTTTCTCGTATTGATTCTGACAATCCTCAGTTACTTGATAGTGATGGTATTACACTATTACCAGTCGGTGATTCTGATTCAGAAATTTCATTACGTGAGATAATAGATGGTGGTTATTAGTATAAATACTAACATATAATCTTTAGGTAAAAGAAATGACTAGACAAGTATTAAATAGAGGTACAATTGCAAATGACGGTACGGGCGATACGCTTCGTACCGCTTCGTTAAAGATTGAACAGAACTTCCAAGAAATCTACAATAAGTTGGGCGACGGTTCTGTTCTTATGTCTTTACTCGACTTTGATTCAGACGCAATCGTATTCGAAGGTAGAACAGCAGATAACTTTGAGACACGTTTACGTGCAGTTGATCCGACTCAAGACCGTGAAGTTTACATTCCAAACTATGGTGGTGAACTTGTCATGGATTCTGCTACTCAGACTCTTGCAAATAAGACTTTGACTAGTCCAATTATAACTATGCCACAGATTAGTGATGTTGAT